GGGACTTCGATGAGGTGCTGGCCGATCGGCAAACGGAAGAACACATCGATCGAATGATGTCGGAGCAGGACGAGTTGGGCAGGCTGATTACCAAGGCGAGTAGCGCAGACGACAACACCGGCGATGAAGCGAAGAAAGGAAGTGGGGCCATGGATATCAAGGAGATCCTGAAGGGGCTGCCGGACGAGCAGCGGCAGCAGGTAGAAGCGGAGTTGGCGAAGGTATCTACATTGGAGCAGCAGGTGGCTGAGCTGACGAAGGGTCAGTCGAAGCCCGAGCCTGAGGACATCTGGAAGGGGATCAACCCAGAGATCCGCAAGCAGTTTGAGGACATGAAGAAGAGAGCCGAAGAGGCCGAGAAATTGGCCAAGGCCGAAAGGGAAGCTCGTGAGCATGCTGAGATGGTCAAGCGGGCTGAGGCTTACAGCCACGTTGGCAAGGCCGAGGACGTGGCTAAGATGCTGGAGCAGGCTTACGCTGTGTCCAAGGAGTACGGCGAGCAGCTGGAAGCCACGCTCAAGGCCGCTCAGGAGCGCATCGATAAGGGCGCTCTGTTCACTGAGGTCGGGAGCACCGGCAATGAGAGCAGTGCTCTTGCCAAGATCGAGGCCAAGGCTGCGGAGATCCGCAAGGCCGAGCCCACTTTGACCAAGGAGCAGGCGTTCACCAAGGCGCTGGAAGCTGCCCCGGAGCTATACGCCGAGTACCAGCGGGAGTTGCAGTAGCGTCCCGAACGAGGGCATCCGTGACGGTAAAATCACATGAACACAACGTGAGCCGCCTAGTTGGGCGGCGTTTGCATTTCTGGGGAGGGATAGTCGATGGCATTCGGAGTTGGTCCGGTATTGGACCTGTCGAACTTCGTCGCAGCTGCTGATCTGTCGGCAGCGCAGTACCACATTGTAGAGATCGCTGCTCCTGGGCAAGTGGGTGTCTGCAATAACGCGGCCGATCGGCCGCTGGGGATTCTGCAGAACAAGCCGCGCCAGGGCGAGGCTGCTGTCGTGCGTGTACTTGGCGTATCCAAGGTCATTGCTTCGGCGCAGCTGGTCGCAGGTGCGGACTATGGTACCGATGGCAATGGTGTAGCCGTTACCAAAGCACAAGCTGGAGACCTGGTGCTGGGCCGCGTGCTCGAAGGCGTCGCCAACGCGGGCGAGCTGGCGACAGTCACGGTCAACGGTCTGTCGTTGGCCAAGGTCTAAGGGCAGACACGTAGAGGGAGGGAAATACTGTGGGAATGGTAGTTACGCGAGTCCGCAAAGATGCGGACGTTCGTGACGTGCATGTAGATGTACCGCTGTCGAACATATCGACGGCCTACATCCAGAGCCAGACTGACTTCGTGGCGGATAAGGTGTTCCCGGTCGTACCGGTCAACAGGAAGAGCGATCGCTACTTCGCCTACGACAAGGAGACCTTCTTCCGCAACCGCGCTAAGCCTTGGGTGCCGGGGACGCCGATGCCGCAGAGCGGATTCAACGTGGACAACACGCCGAACTACAGCTGCGAGTTCCGAGCGTTCGAGTATCCGCTGGGCTGGGACATCCGAGACAACGCCGACCAGCAGCTGCAGCTCGATCGGGCAGGTACGGAGTTCGTGACCCGAGTGATGCTGCTGAACCGGGAGATTGAGTGGGCGCAGACCTACGGCGTTCCTGGTGTATGGGGACTGGACCTCACCGGTGTGGCGGCTAACCCTCAAGCGAACCAGTTCATCCAGTGGAGCGACTACGCCAACTCTGACCCGATTGCGGACTTCCGCAATGCTCGCCTGCGGATCAAGCGCACGACTGGGTTCGAGCCGAACGTGTGCTGGATGGGCCAGCAAGTGTTCGAGACGCTCGCTGATCACCCGCTCATCAAGGAGCTCTACAAGTACACCCAGTCCGGTGTGCTGAGCGCTGAGCTGGTGGCCCGTGCTCTGCGGGTGCAGAAGCTGGTTATTGCCGGTGCGGTGCAGATCACCTCGGCCGAGGGCGCTGCTGTGGATACCTACGATTGGATCCATGGCCGTCGGGCGTGGTTGGGGTATGTCAACCCGACCCCCAGCCTCTTGATGCCGTCTGCCGGCTACATCTTCAGCTGGCGTGGGATGACCAGGGGGTACGACATCGCCATCGAGCGGCATTCCGACGCTCGGGCGCATGCCGACTTCCTCCAGGGCATCACCTGCTACGACATGCGTCGAGTGGGTGCCGACCTCGGTTGCCTGTTTGACCAGGCGGTGGCGTAAGCCATGCGGTACCGGGTGGAGTTGGGGCTCCGGGCAGGCCGGACAACGTACAGGCGGGGAGACCGGGTCATCGATCCACAGTGGCCTAACCTCTCCGCCATGGTGGAAGCGGGCTTTCTACTGCCTCTTGGCGAGGAACCAGAGAGCCCGCAGTCGGTAGAAGGGAGTGATGACCATGGGAGCAGTGACGAAACGGCATGAGGGGACACACGTGTTCGACGCCGTGGAGGTAGGGCAAAGCATCAGCCAGGGTGGCAACAAGATCTTGGCTAGCGTGGCAGAGATCAACAAGCTACGCGGTATCGACACAGCGCCAACAGCCAAGGTCGTGCAGTCTCTGGCAGCTACGTTCACCCACGAGGATGCCACTGCCAAGGATCTTTTTGCCTTGCCGGCCGGAGCTGTCTTGATCGGCTTTCAGGTGTTCGTGACCGAGGCGTTCAACGATACCGGCACCAACGAGGGCGATATCGGGCTCAAAGGCACGGCTGATGATCACTATGCCGCGGGCGTGGATGTCAGTACCGCTGGCCTGAAGGCACCCACCTATACGAACCTCGGGGTGATCGGTGCTGGAGGTGCCGTAATAACGGGCAAGTTCACAGGCCAGAACAGCGATGCGTCCCAAGGGGCCGCCACGGTAGTCGCACTGTACTTCATGCCGTAGAGGGGTGGCTAGCATGCTGAACCCTGCAGGGTGGGGAGTGTCCGACAGCAAGGATAACGCCGTGGCGAAGGCTGAAGCCGTGGCCATTGCGGGCAGGCAACACATTGTCTATTCAGCGACGGCGGGGTATAGCGCGGTCAACGTGGGGAAGACTCTGACCATCAGAGTCGGTAATGATGTCGTGTGGCTTACTTACATTCATGACACCGGTGTGTACGAGTTCTCACGAGGCATTGCTGCGCCGCCTGGTGTGGCGGTAACAGCTGAGCTGGAAGCCAGCGGCATGTCTGGTGTTGTCGGAGCAGTCTCGTTGCATGGGGTGACGATCTGATGCCTTGGACATACGATCCGAACTTGGCGACCGACAAGGACAAAGTCCGCTTCTACGTGGGCGACACAGATACGAACGATCAGCTCCTCAGTGACGAGGAGCTTTTGGCTCTCGTCGAGGTGGAAGGTGGCGCCTTGCAGGCCGCCATCACCGCTTTGGAGCATCTGGCTGCCAAGTACAGCCGCCAGGCTGACACCAACAACACAGGGTTGGCTGTGTCGGCATCACAGCGGGCTAAGGCATTTGCCGAACGAGCACAGGAGCTGCGCAAGCGGTCTGGTCGTTTGGCTGGCATCTTTGTTGGTGGAGCGAGCAAGGCGGGTAAGGTGACGCTGGCAGACGATGCGAACTCTGTACAGCCGGCATTTCGACGCGGTCAAGACGATTACCCGGGAGCTGATGTGTGATGGGCATGGACCCGCAACTGAGAGCACAGCTGCGTCAGACCATCCGCGTGTCAGCTGCCGGGGAGCGAGACAAGTTCGGCAATCCAACCTACGGCGACCCCGAAGCTCGTAATGCTCGGATCCGCGATCTGCAAAAGGCCATCACTG